GAGGTTTTTACTGGGAATATTACTCACAATCTTGGCAAGATGGCTGACAAGGTTGTTCTTTCTAATGGGCAGACTCTCTATCAGATTCTTTGGCGACCCGATGAATGCACTCCACCCTATACGAAGGCGAGTGAGATTGCAGAGTTGCTGGATGAGGGATGGAATATTTTACTTTCGAATCCCGAGGAATATAAGAAGTACGATCCAGAGAATGGTTGGGGCAACTATGATGGTCTGGTAAATTTTGTGTATCAATATCGTAATGCTTGTTGGGATGATCCCGATACTGAGATTGGAGTTTCGAGATGAAAGAAAAGTACTTTAATTTTTTGGATGCCCTAAGAGAGAGTGGACAGACTAATATGTTTGGGGCTGGACCATGGCTTCAGCGAGCATTTGGACTGGAACGACACGAAGCAAGAGACATTGTATTGGAATGGATGAGCACCTATGGCGAACGTAAAGCAAGGCAATTCGACACGACCACCACAGTGGTGGAAACATCTACGTGACTGGAAGCGAGTCTTCTGGAAAAAGGAACGTAAGGCACAGAAAAGGAATATTGACAATGAGCAAAAAACTAGAGATTCCCTATGAGGTAGCCGATGGTATTACACTGGCGACTCTACAAGATCATCTCGAATACCTAGAGCAAGAGCTAAAGGATCATGTTGAGAATGGTAAGTGGATGCATCCAGAGGATGTATTAAAGAGTCGTGGTGAATATATCCCTGCATTAAAAGTGCTTGTGAAATTCTTTGGTGGAGACTATGAGTAGAATCTTTCTTCTTTGTTTTCTGCTGACTGGTTGCACCACCTATGATCACTCTATTCATATGAAGGATGTAAACATTAACACAACAACGATTGAGAAGAAATGTGGTATAAAGTGTACTTCAGTTCGCAATCCAGAGAATCCCTATAAATGACGGATGATGAAGTATTAAAAATGTATAACGAGATGCTAGAGTATTTCGGCACACTACCCAACCCAGAACAAGAACCACGAAGATTTGCATACTATGTAAAATTGTATCGATACTATAAGGAAAGAAAATGAAAGTCGCAGTTTGCTCCGATCTGCATCTAGAGTTCGGAGATCTACATCTAAAGAATGAACACGATATAGATGTTCTCATTCTCTCTGGCGATATCTGTGTTGCAGCAGATATTGGTAAGCCAGATCCAAATAACTTTATGGAGGGTGCACGTAGTAATCGCATCGTGGACTTCTTCAAGCGTTGTTCGTTTCAGTTCCCCCATGTTCTCTATGTAATGGGAAATCATGAGCACTATCATGGTGATGTTGCGACCAGTGCAAGTAAGATTCGCTCTATGCTAGAGTCACATATGCTGAGTAATGTACGACTGCTCGATAAAGAGTTTGTTGATATCGATGGGATTCGCTTTATCGGTGGTACGCTATGGACTGATATGAATAACGAAGATCCAATTACTCTTGCACACATTCGTGGTATGATGAATGATTTTCGTATTTGCTCGAATAGCAATCGCACTGTGTCACGTAAAGTACCCATCTATCAGAAAGACGAGAATGGTAATTACGTCACTGAAACTGTGGATGGAATCAATCGTATAGTTCAGAGTGGTATAAAGATGAAGTCTGAACCAGCAACATGGTCGCCAGAAGATGCAGTCGAAGATCATAAGGCGATGAAAAGTTTTATTGAGAAGACTGTTGCTGAGACAGATCCGTCCACGAAGATTGTGGTGATTGGTCATCATGCACCGAGTAAGTTATCGACTCATCCTCGTTACAAAGATGAGACACTAATGAATGGTGGCTATAGTAGCGATCTCAGTGAGTTTATTCTGGATCGTCGTATGATTAAGTTGTGGACTCATGGACACACTCACGAAGACTTTGACTACATGCTTGGTTCTACACGTGTAGTCTGCAATCCTCGTGGCTATGATGGCTATGAAGAACGTGCAGATCGTTTTGAACTCAAGGTAGTAGAAGTATGAGTGAGTATATCCCAGACAAGTGGGTTGTGGTAAAAATTATCACAGCAGACGCAGATCCAGTCTATAAAGTATTTGCCAGCTGGTATGGTGGCTGGGCTGGATCTGACTCATGGAAGTTAAACAGTGGCATCACCAAAGCAACTTTCGGAGGAGAAGTCTATTCCTTCGAAGGTTCTTCTGGTTCTGTCTATGAGTGCCACAAGAATCTTTATGGTACAAACATGTATGGACAGTCTGTTCTTTCCAATCTAATTGAGAAGGCAGCAAAGATTGGTACAACGATTGAAGTGATGCCAGATGAAACAAATTGGTTGGAGTTAAAATATGAATAGCTGGAAAATTACTCTGGAGGAAGATCCAGAAACAGGTGACTTGCTAATGCCAATTCCTACTGATTGTCTAAATCAGATGGGATGGGATATTGGTGATGTATTAATTTGGGAGGATATGCAAAATGGATCTTGGTCTCTACGAAAGAAAGACGATGGAACTACTGAAAATGCCACTGAGTGATCAGGAAGAAGCAATTGTTTCACTAATGCAAAAGATTAATAAACTTGAGCATGAGAATCGAGAGCTAAAGGAAGAACTTAGAATGTTAAAATGGTCAATAATGGAGCACGATTGATATGCCAAAATTTACACTTATTGGTGAGCACACAGATATCTACGGTAAACCTGATGGTAGTAAAATTACCTATGAATTTTATGTTGATGGACTAAACGATGTTCTCGAACACGTTGATCTTTTTATTCGTGGTTGTGGTTACATGCCACCTCCAGGAACTCTTGACTATGTTGTTGATGATTATAGCGACTTTGGTGGTGGATCAACTCTTGCTGATTATGAAATGCATGACGACGTTCAACACAGCGAATCTTATTTTGATATAGAAAGAAACAAATGAGTAAAGTCTTTACAGATGTGCATGTTTTCATGATTGCAGCAGGACAAACCATTCCACCATTCAATGCAAATCGTTCAGATCAGTCAGATTTGTACATGAAACTCATTCAAGAAGAGTTTTCTGAGTTAATGGACGCTGAAGCAGTGTCTGATGACACAGAAATTTGTGATGCATGCTTTGATTTGATGTGGGTAATTGTCGGTTACATGAAATCTCGTGGCTGGGATTGTGGAGAACTTTGGGATGAGGGTGCAAAATCCAATTTATCCAAGATTGACAAGGTGACTGGCAGGGTTATTAAGCGTGAAGACGGTAAAATTCTTAAGCCAGAGGGTTGGAAACCACCAGATTTTGCAAAATTTGTAAAATAATTGTTGTTTTGCAACAATTTTTGATGTATAATATGATTATGATTACACTTTACCTTGATATGGACGGAGTTCTTGCAAATTTTGACAAGGCATATCGTCAGTTAGATCCTCATAAAGAGGATCGAGTGCGTTTTCGTGATGCTGTAATGCTTCATCGCATCTTCGAGGACTTAGAATTCATGCCTGATGCACAAGAATTGTTGAATCATGTGTCAAGATTGCATGAGGTTCGTGTTGAAATTCTTACTTCAATGGGTACTTTTGAAACAACACGTGGTTTACAAGCAAAGTTACAGAAAATGCACTGGCTTGATAAACATAACATTCCTTACAAACCAAATTTTGTTCGTACTAAGTCAGAAAAGGCACAGTACGCAACACCAGAGTCAATCTTAATTGATGATTCTCCAGGATGCATTGGTCCATTTATCGCAAGTGGAGGACACGGCATACTCCATAACCATGCCAGTGAGTCTATTCGAATTTTAGACTCAACAATTTTACAGATACGTGCATTACATGCACTACGAGAAGGAATGTATGAATGACTTACTACGCACTACGTTTGAATGGATAAAAGATGACTGGAATAGCCATCCTTTTAGGTTTTTTATTGAGTTGTTGGCTTGGGCTATCAGCATTGGTTGCTCGATCGCAATGGCTCTCACAGTCCCCACTCCTCCCCTACTTATACTATATCCTATCTGGATCCTTGGTTGTGCTATGTATGCTTGGGCTGCTTATACTAGGAAATCTTTTGGCATGTTGGCTAACTACATCTTGTTGACTACAATTGATACAGTTGGTTTGATACGTATGTTATGATAAATTTAGATATTTACGGTGAACCAATTGTTGAGCAACATAAGAATTGTAATTGTTGTAAACGATCTTTACCATTAAGTGCTTTTGGTAACGACAGTGGAGGTAACAAACTTCGATCATGGTGTAAAGAATGTGATGCAGAATATCGCAAAGGTGTTAATGCTGTAAAGAAAAATGCACCACCACCAGAAGATGATCATTGTTGTGAAATATGTGGGTGTTCTGCAGACGAATTAAATTCAACAGTACAACATGTCACTAAAGTTGTTTCTCCATGGGTATGTGACCACGATCACCAAACATTAACTTTTAGAGGATGGTTGTGTAGAAAATGTAATCTTGGTCTTGGTAATTTTAATGATAGTATAGAAAGAATGCAAAACGCTATTGAATATTTAAAAAAACATAAATTATGAATATATTTTACTTACACCCTGATACGAAAGAATGTGCCAAGCAACATCTAGACAAACATGTCGTCAAGATGATTCTCGAATATGCACAACTTCTTTCCACTGCTCATCGTCTTCTCGATGGCACAGAGTATGAGGGTCGTACAGTAAGTGGCACTCGCAAAGCCATGCGTTGGTTACTACCAGATGAACGTGAGACTGGTTTGTATATGGCATCACATATGAAGCACCCATCAGGTATGTGGTGTCGTCAATCGCTAGATAATTATTGGTGGTTGTATAATCTTTGGCGAGATCTAATGCGAGAATATACATTTCGTTATGGAAAACATCACGTTGCAGAAAAGTTAATTCCATATCTTTCTTCTCCACCGAGCAAGATTCCATCTACAATAGCAGATGCGATGCCACAGTGTATGCCAGATCAATATAAGGTTCCAGGAAATTCTATTCAAGCATATCACAATTATTACATTGGTGCGAAACAACCCTTTGCCGTGTGGACTAATCGTCCGATTCCAGAGTGGTATGTTCAAGCGTGGAAAGAACAGAATCACAAACCTATTGCACAGATAGATAAGAAGAACAGTAAAGTTCGATTCAGAATGATTTCTTTATAAATACAGTTATGCCTACATATTCATTTCGAGATAAACAGACAGGTTTTGAATTTGAGAAGTTTCTTTCCTTTACAGGAAGAGAAGAATACCTACAACAAAACCCACATATCGAGCAGATTCATACTTCTGCGCCAGCATTCACTGGCGATCATGTAACTCTTAAAAAAGACACAGGGTTTAAGGAGGTGCTACAGCGAATACACGAAAAAACTCCAGGAAGTCAATTAGATAAATCATCATCGCAACTATAAAGGAGTCCGCATGGCTCGAAAACCAAACGCTGCACTCGCAGTCGTTGATAATAATGAACCACGTGAACCAAGAAAACCAAACAATCAACTAAGATTACGACTTGATGACCTAAAAACTTTTCAACCATTAACAGAAAATCAGAAAAAGTTTTTTGATACTTATAAACGACAGGATTATTTTGTAGCATTACACGGAGTAGCTGGAACAGGTAAAACATTTATCGCTTTATATAAAGCAATTGAAGAAGTATTAGATAAAAGTAATACGTTTAATAAAATTATTGTAGTAAGATCTGCAGTACAATCAAGAGAGATTGGTCATCTTCCAGGAGATGTTTCAGAGAAGATGGAAATCTATCAACAACCATATCGTCAAATCTGCGAAACATTATTTGCTCGCAAAGATGCATGGGATAGATTAGAAGAACAACACCATATTGAATTTATCTCTACATCATTTATTCGTGGTATGTCGTTTGATGATGCAATTATTATCGTTGACGAAATGCAGAATATGAATTTTGAAGAGATTGATACTGTGATGACTCGTGTTGGTTATCGCTCTAAGATTATTTGGTGTGGTGATTATCGCCAAACCGATTTAAGAAAAAATAATGACAAGTCTGGTCTATTGAAGTTTTTTGATATTGCGCAGCATATGGGTGCATTTACTCGTATTGAATTTACTCCAGACGATATCGTGAGAAGCAGTTTGGTCAAAGATTATATCTTGGCTAAACTAAAATACGAAGATATTGTAGAAGGAAAACCAAATGCTAACAGCTGAACAATTTGCTCACTTATTCCCAAGAGCACAAGACCCACAGGGATGGGTTAACTCAATGAACAATGTATTCCCAACATATGACCTTAACACACCAAAAAGAATTGCTGCATTTCTTGCACAGTGTGGACATGAGTCTGGTGGATGGACAGTGTTCGAAGAAAACTTAAATTACTCTGCAAAGGGATTGATGGGAATCTTCAAAAAGTATTTCCCTACTGAAGATCTCGCTAATCAGTATGCAAGACAACCACAGAAGATTGCTAATCGTGTTTATGGTGGTCGCATGGGCAATGGTCCAGAAGCGTCTGGTGATGGATGGAAGTATCGTGGACGTGGACCAATCCAGTTGACTGGAAAAGATAACTATCGTGCATTTGCTCAAGAGATGTTTGATGACTGGCAAAATCTTTTTGATAATCCAGACTGGGTAAATGCAGATCGTGACTTTGCTTTGATGTCTGCAATCTGGTTCTGGAACAAGAACAAACTAAATCGTGAAGCAGATGCTGGCGATATTAAGACAATGACTCGTAAAATCAATGGTGGTTTTATTGGTCTTGAAGATCGTATTAAACACTATGAGGAAGCAATGCACTTATTGCACGGATAATGAAAACATTTATACATCATGATTTACCCAAACTTGAACGTGACACCAAACCCGATGGAACTCGTTTATACAAAACACCATCGGGTTTTGCCTATCCAAGCGTCACAACGATTACAGGATTGCACACAAAAAAGGCAATCATGGAATGGCGAAAGCGAGTCGGAGAAGAAGAAGCAACAAGAATCTCTACCAGAGCAGCAAACAGAGGAACAAAAATTCACAAACTCTGCGAAGACTATCTGCGTGGAGAACTTGATGAACCAGATATCTTTCATGCAGAGATGTTCAATTCCATCAGACCAATGCTCGATGACATCGACAACATTCACTGCTTGGAAGATCCGCTCTATTGTGACCACCTACAGGTGGCAGGAACAGTTGACTGCATCGCAGAATATCAAGGTAGACTTAGTGTCATAGATTTTAAGACATCATCTCGACCAAAAGATCGTGATGATATTCATAACTACTTTATGCAAACTGCAGCATATGCAGTTGCGTTTGAAGAGAGAACTGGAATTGCAGTTGATCGAATGGTTGTTATCATGGCAG